TAACCCTAATTTGAGGCCTATTTGGGCCCATGTAGGGCATAGAACGGATGGTATTGTACTCTACGTGCTCGGTGCACATGTCGTGGAAATTCTCGTCCGCATTTACGTATGCAGATTCCAATGACTTGAACGTGCTGTATTTGTTTTTCTCATACAGGCACATGAGCGTGTGCCAATAGACCAAGTTGCCTCTGTCATACACTACGTGGTGCGTCCAGTTGCTTGGGTCTTGCACAATGTCCACCATTGCGTGGTCATACCATTCTCTTGGCTCCAGCACCGCAACTACGATGCCCTCTTGCTCGACGTACTCATCAATGAGTTCACCAATGACACGCTCAGGCATCTTGAACTTGCTCTTCTTTTTCTTGGCCATGCACCTATCTGTGTGCATCGTGCATGCACAGGGCAACATGAGACTTGGATACGAGATGAACATCATCCTAGGAGGCATCTCCATTGTGGAGTCTGGGAACAACGATATGGCAGTTGGCGACAGGCACCATGCTGATGGCCCAGCCCTTGGCCGCTTCCAGATACACCAGAGTGCATGGACTGATATCGACAAGATGCGTAGGGCCAAGTGCCTGCCTGTTCACCCCTATCATGACGCACACAAGGCCAGCGTAGCACGTGCATATGCACACACATTGATAGATGCCATCATTGAGCAGTTCGTTAAGTCGCATTCAGCCAAGCCATCGCCATCGCTCATTTACGCATGCTATTCCCTTGGGCCGTCCATAGTGCCCAAGATACGCAACATGGCTGGGCTCAAGATTGTGGGCACTGGCGAATACTCACTCATCGTGTGCAACAACATGGAGGCAACACTTTGGGGCATCGGCTACACAACCAGCCTCTCCCGACGTAAGGCCAAGCAGGCAGACAGATACGAGAAGATGGTGCTTGCCCATTACATCAGTATGCGTGACTTGGGCATACCACTTATCCAATGAGCGACAGAGCCAAGTTCGACCTAGACCTTCAGTATGGCCAAGCAGGTGAGAAGTGGTTGGCATGGCTAGGCACTGACCAAGCCAAGGTCGAGGTGAAGACCGAACGTGATACTTGGGCCACCACAGGCAATGCCGTGTTTGAGTTCAGATGCCGAGGCAAGGCCTCAGGCATAGCCGTCACTACGTCTGACTTCTGGGTGCACAACTTCATGCTAGGTGGGAAGCATTGCATGACCTATGTATGGCCCACCGAAGACTTGAAGACGTTCCTCAGGATGTGCCATTCGACCACTGGGCTTCATGGCTCACGTAAGGTATCAGGTGGCGATGATGATGCCTCAGAGGTCATCCTAGTGCCCATCTCAGCCCTTTGGCGTATCAGTTGCTACTCCTTGCCTATGTCGGTCAATCCAAGCCGTCCTAGCCAATCCTAGACCCCTTAGACGACGTGATTAGGTTAGGCTGATTTAACGCGTCGCATAGGGCACTGGTAATACCTAACAAAGCATACCCCATGTCAATACCCCAACTGGTATCATGACTGGTTTGACCTACATTCTCCTTAACCATGACCTAATCACCCCTAATTGAGGGACGACTAGACATAATTCATGTTGTGCGAAATCGAATCCGACGTCATTTGGTCAGGATTCAAGGGGGGGAGGGGGGTCGATGGACGGCAGGTCGCTGAGGCCGAACGGGTTAGGAGACGTATCCTTTGCGTTCAAAAAGGAATGCTTTGGATTTTTAGACCAATCCAGAAAAGCCTGAGTAGAATCTGGCTTTTCAACTGCCACTTCAGCGTCAATAGCCTGTTCTTTAGCCTTTCTGAGGGCCTCACCACGTTCTGTAAGTAGTTTATTGATAGTATCATGCGAAATGCTGAAGCGGTGTTCTACGACGCTTTGGGGCTGGTCCTGTAGGGTCTGAATCTTGTCGATGGCGATGCCCATGGCGATGGGAATCTGGGAGACGTGCAGGTTGTCCAGTTCGTCCACCAACTTGCGTGAAGCCTGTTGCACGAAGTTCTTCAGGTTGCGGACAGTCGTGGCCTTGAACTCGTCCTGAAGGCCCGTGGACTCAGGCATGGCCCTTTTGACCGCCATGACGTTGTTGGGCGACATCTTGGCCTCTTTGGCGATTTCGAGGATTGGCTTACCCTCCCTCAGCAGGGCTTCCGCCTTGGCTTTACGCTCCTTGGGCACTTTTGAGGCTTTGTGCTGGGAAGAGGGGTTGGTGCTTAGACGCTCGTTATCCATGATTGACTCGTATGTGCCATTCAACCACGTGTCAACCATGCCCGAGGATACCCCCGACTATTTTGAACGCAGGTTCATGGTGGCCTTAGAGCCCATCAGGACCACCCACCAGTCAGACCTGAGAATCCTCCAAACCAAGGACGGACGTCAATTCATCGGGAAGACGTCCAAATCCGAGGTTGTGAAGTGGATGCAGGAGTTTGCCCACCAAGCCGAGAAGTACGCCCCAGACGCACCTTACGAAGGACCACTTGAACTGACCCTCTATTTCGGCTTTCCCCTGATTAAGTCAGACAAGGGCAAGGACGCCCCCATGACCACCAAGCCCGATTTCGACAATCTGGCCAAGTCCATGGTCGATACCCTCACCAAGATTAAGTTCTGGGGGGACGACTCGCAGGTCGTTTTTGGCAAGGTCATGAAGTTTCGCACCAAACTGCCGTTCGTCGGAGTCTGGATTAAGCCCTGCAAATTCATCGACAGCGAATACTGCGAACAAATCCGCAAGCACCTCAATGAGAGAATCTGACCTGATACGCCTGTATGGCCTCCCCAAGGAGGAACTGCGTGAATACCGCCTGACCCTTGTCCGAGGCGAAGACTGGGACAAGGAGAAGGTGGGCGATAAGCCCGAGAAACTGTGTCCCGTAATTTTTTCCCCTTCGGGGAAGGCTAAGGTTCTCGAGAAATTCGGCGTTAAGGAGGCCAAGCCAGCCGAAATCGACCCAACCACCTTCAAAGCGAAGGTGGTTAGGTGTGACTTCCCGAATCGTCGCCTGATGACCGCCCTGCCCGAAGGTAAGGGAACTCCCATTACAGTGCAGACGTTCGATTCCCGCCTGTTTTACCGAGGTGCCGAGATTGTCGTCCAGATGAAGGGGTCTGCATTTTTCTGCTCGCAAAGACCTGCGTCCGCACAGAGACTCTTCAGCACCTCTACTAAACCCAACCCCAAATGAAGTACAAGAATGAGAAGCCCGAAGGCTCCAAAGGCACCAAAGATGCTTACGACAAGAACGAATACCGCTCCAAAGGTAAAAAGCCCCAGAGGGGCGGCAAGCGTTGCTAAATTTCCTAGAAAATAAAAACCCCACACTACCCCAATGAAAGAAATCGAAAGAAAAGGATTCAAAGACGTAATCAAGAAAGTCGTCGATGCCGCCTCCTCGGCAGAAAAAAAGTTCCACGGGAATCTTGGCCGTGGAGTCCTTGATGCCGCCGACAAGGCAGGCAGTAAGTTGCCCAAGAGCCTCAGTCCAGAAGAGTACAGCCAAGCCGACATGGACAATGCCATGAAGATTTGGAAGCAGCAGGGCACGGGCAAGATTGGTAACCAGCCCACGGGCAAGCCCTATTCGCAGGGCGGCGACATGGGTAAGTACGAATTCTTCGGCCAGTTTAACCCTAAGAAGAAGCCCAGCGGCGACAGTTACATGAATAAGCCCAAGGATAACTACGTCGAAAAGCCGAGCGAAGACGCAGGCATCGTGCATGACCCGTACACCGCCATGAAGTACACCGCCTATGCTAAGAAGTGGGGGAAAGGCATGCCCAAGGACAACCTTGTGATGAGAAGGCCCGACCCCTCTAAGGGCGAAATCGCCGCTGGTCGTGCAATCTCTACTGGTTCCGCCCTTGGCTATGGTGCCGCCAAGGCCCACTCGTACTGGACTGACAAGAAAAACGAACAGAACAAGTAATGAGTTCTGAAAACCAGAGGAAGGCGGCGAAGGCCGCACTCAAGAAGATTGCCGACGCAATCTCCGAGAACGAGGGTCGCATGAGAATCCTTCAGAAGGGTGAAGACGCCGCCACCAAAAAGGCAAGCAACACTTCCAATGAGTGGAGGGAGCATGATTCCAGATACAGACGCATGGTCGAGCAAGCGGAGCAGAAGGAGCCACACCTGCCAACGGCTACGCAACGCTACGGACGCAATAGCACGAATGTCTCAGCCCATGGTCAGGCGGACGATTACCATAGGGCATTGGCTTGGGAGCATAACAATAGGAGTATTGGAAACTGGGGCGAAAAAAAGGAAATCCAAGACATCAGAAACAGGGGCGAGAAAATCACCCTTCGCAGAAAAGGAATCGAAGCAAAGAATGAATCCCTGAAGGAAGAAGCGTCCAACATCGCCATGACTGAAAGACAGCATGTCGAAAAGGTTATCTCGGACATGAGGGCCAGAGCGAAGAAGGGCATCAGCACCGAGTACGCCGACAACCTTATGATTCAGGGCAGAGGCACTCCTCCCGCCGATTTCGTACCAAGAACCACCCAGCAGGAAGGAAACCTCGTCGCCAAAACCATTGGTGCCGCTGGTGCCGCTGGTACCGCTGGTTACTGGACGAGAAAGAAGGAATCTGACAGAGCAGGTCAGAAGTAACCCCAAATCTACATGGCGGAAGACGACAAATACGTTCCGTCAGAAGGGAACACTGGTCTAGACCCCACCATCTCTAGGATGGCGATGGGGGCACTTTCCCGTGCCCTAGACCAAGAGCAACAGGCTTACGAAAAAAAGCGTGAAGACTCAAGAGCGTCTAGCCTTCAAAAGTTCAACGCCCTCTCCAGCAAGGTTGATATTCCTGATGGATACGAGATGGACGATGAAGGCGTCCTTAGAAACAAGGGCTACAAGTACACCAAGGGGTATGCGGCAAAGGAGAAGACGAAGGCTAAACGGGCCCACATAACTGAAAGGACTTGGGGCAAGTACAACAGGGGCGAGACGCAGGACATGTATGGGGGAAGAAAGGCGACTCCCATGCGTCAGATGCCGATAGAGCCACCGAAAAAGAAATCAGACATCGCCAAGTCAATGTCTCCGACATACGGGCAAATCGCTCTTGGAAAATTTGGTGAGATGGCGGCTGGCCCTGTGGCCTCTGGCTTGATGCCATGGATTTCAAGATTTAACCCCAACGTCTGCGGTCCGATGAGGGTTGCGACATTCGGCAACTACGGAGGCGTAATCCAATCTAACGCACAGGAAGCGGCAAACAACGGATTCCCTGTCAATCTTGAGGAGAGTTGGGGCAAGGCCTGATGGCTTTTGAGAAAGAAACAGTCTGCGGGATTGAACTGACCAAGCATCCCGTAATCAAGATGCCTACCGAGTCCGAAATCTTGGACTTGGCTCAGGAACTAGGCCCAGACGCCTTGACGGAAATCCTCAAGCGTCGTGAGGAAAAGATTAAGGCCGAGCAGAACGACCCCTACAGACATGGCTACGAGCCAGACAGTTGGGCTGAGGCGGACAAACTGCTGATGAAGGGCAACGAGTTGCTCATCATGGGAGGCAACCGAGCGGGAAAGACCGAATACGCCGCCAAGCGTGTCATGCAGTTGCTGTGTTCTAGGCCCGAAAGCCGTGTTTGGTGCCTACACACCACTTCCCAGACATCCATCCAGATGCAACAGGCGGTCATCTGGAAGTACATGCCCCCAGAATTCAAGAACGCCAAGAAGACCAAGGTCACTAACATCCAGTATTCCCAGAAGAACGGGTTTTCCGACGCAACTTTCGTCCTGCCTAATCGCTCGCAAATCTTCTTCATGAACTATGGTCAGGAGAAGAAGGTCATCGAAGGTGGCGAACCAGACTTCATCTGGTGCGACGAACTTGTGCCGCAGGACTGGATTGAGACGCTCCGCTACCGACTAGTCACCCGCTCTGGTAAGATGATTCTTACCTTCACGCCCATCACTGGCTTCACGCCCGTCGTCAAGGACTACGTCGCTGGCTCTAGGATTAAGAAGACGCTCTTTGCAGACCTCCTTCCAGATACCCAGAATGTCCCAAGCATCCCCAAGGGGCACATGCCCTACGTTGCAGAGTGTAGCAAGGGTTCGGCCAATGTAATCTGGTTTCATTCAATCCTCAATAAGTACTCCCCGTTTGAACAAATCAAGTTAGCACTTCGAGGCAGGGGCCCTTACGAGGTGAAAATCCGTGCCTACGGATGGGCGGAATCACTTTCTGGCTCGCAGTTCCCAAGATTCGGCGAACCGAACATCATTCCCGAGGAATTAGTCCCAGAAGAAGGCACGAACTACATGGCCGTGGACCCTGCTGGTGCCAGAAACTGGTTCATGCTATGGATGCGTGTGCTACCAGATGGCTCAAAGTTCATCTACAGGGAGTGGCCAGACATCAGCATGGGCGAATGGGCCATGGCTGGCGAGAAGCACGACGGAAAGGCTGGCCCAGCCCAAAGACAAGGTGCTGGCATGGGGCTTGAGGAAATCAAGAAGCACATCCTAGACCTTGAGAGCGGAGAAATCATCGCTGACAGATACATCGACCCACGTGCAGGTGGCACGACAATCATCCAGAAAGAGGGCGGAACGACCCTAATCAACCTGCTGGACGAAGGTGAGAACCCGATGTACTTCACCCCTGCGGCAGGCCTAAGGCTGGAAGAGGGCGTATCAATCATCAATGACTGGTTCGCTTACGACCCCAATCAGGAAATCTCGATGGTGAACCTTCCTAAACTTTTTATCTCCGAAAAATGCCACAACTTGATTTGGTGCCTAAGAGAGTGGACTGGGCTGGACGCCGAAAAGGGTGCCAGCAAGGACCCTATTGACGCACTGAGGTATTTGGCCGTCATGGACCCAATGTATGGCGGTGCGGACACCTACAAGGCAATCGGAGGAGGCTCTTACTAAAATGCTCCCCAAAGAAACACCGCCGTTACTGAGGCTGGCCGACGCCGCCAGAATCTTCAATCTCTCTAAGTCTACCCTTCTGAGGCTCAGGAACAAGGGTGCTATCAAGACTTTCAAGACCCTAGGAGGACAGCACATGTACTTCAGGGACGAAATCATCAACTTTATCAATCAGAACACCCATGAACTTCAAAAGCCCGACTCCCCACGCTGATAAACTAGCGTATCACGCAGAGAAGCCAGACATTGAACTGCTTCTCACGGAATACCAGAGGTCCGCCTTCCATGGCACCATGGTTTCCAAGATGAACTACGCTGACGACATCAGGCTCACCAGATGGACTGGACAGACTGATGACGGGAAGAAGCACTCTTGGGCACGTCCTGACGGCGACCCAGCCTTCCCTTTCGAGGGTGCGTCCGACGTCCGCATCAGGCTTGTCGATAGGCTGATTAACGACCAAAAGGCACTCCTCCTCACTGCCTTCAAGGGTTGCACCCTTAAGGTCGGGGGGACGGAAATCAATGACACCATGTCCGCCGCTTCGGCGACGACGCTCATGCGTTGGATGGTTGAGACTAAGATTAAGAACGAACTGCACAAGGAGGCTGAACTAGCCGCAGATTACGCACTTACGTACGGCTGGAGCGTTGTTCAGGTCACTTGGGAGCAACAGATGGGCACCAGAATCAACAGCATGAAGTTGGATGAACTCCAAAGCATGGCCATGCTTGAGAAACAGCAAGGCAACGCCAGCGGCGGCGAGGGTACATTCACTAAGTTGTTCAACAGCATCGTGGACCCTGCCAAGGAGGAGTACGCACTGGCACTTCTTAAGGACGTCATGCCCCAGATGAAGCAGAGGGACATGAAGAAGTTCGTCAAGGGCATGAGGGAAAACGGAATCGGTGAAATCCCTGAAATTTACATTCAGAGAAACCTTCCTCACGTCGAAGCACTAAAGCCCTTCGATGAGGTCTGCTTCCCGCCCGAGACGGCTGACCTACAAAAAGCCCGTGTAATCTTCAGAAGACAATACATGACCGAGGTCGAACTTCGCTCTACAGCGAAGATTGCTGGGTGGAACAATGATTGGGTTGAGAAGGCGGTGAATAGCATGGGCAACCATTACTACTTCAATGACCCCAACCTAATCCCGACCACTACGATGCTCAATTCGAACATCGAGCGTGGCAACAACCTCATCGAGGTCGTGTGGGCATACTACAGGCAATTGGACGCAAGCGACGTTCCAGCCATCTACTACACTGTCTTCAACCCACATTGCGGTGCGGACATGTACGCAAAGCAAGACATCCTCAACTACGCCCATGGAGAGTACCCCTTCGTCGAGTACAGACGTGAAAGAAACAGAAGAGCCGTGGCCGAATCCAGAGGCATCCCAGAAATCAACAAGACCGAGCAAGACGAGGTTAAGGCCCAGCATGACGCCATCAGAGACAGAACCGCATTCGAGGTTCTTCCGCCAGTAAAGGTCGTCAAGCGTATCGGAGCCCTAAACCGAATTGCCCCCGCTCAGGTCCTTCCCGTATCCAACAAGGACGACTACACTTGGCTGGAGTCTCCTAGAAGCGACGCTGGAATGGCCTTCCAAGTCATACAGCAGGTAGAGCAGAACTTGGGCAACTACTATGGATTTGCCGTAGGCGAACTTATCGACCCGCAGAAGGTGCAGATGCTCAAGCAACTTCAGGTGGACGGATGGCTCATGTTCTGGAACAGGGTCTACACCCAGATGTTCTCGCTCAGCCTTCAGTTCATGTCCGAGGAGGAAATCATCCGAATCACTGGTAGCCCTCTCAAGCAGGGCATGCAGGACATTCACAGCCAGTTTGACTTCAATGTACGCTTTGACGTCCGTGATACCGACCCCGAATTCGTCCAAAAGAAACTGGAAGCCATCATCAAGACTGTCGTACCCCTCGACAGCGGTGGCATCATCGACAGGAACAAGTTGGTCAAACTGGTCATCGAGTCCATCAGCCCAGACGCCGCCAGAGAACTGGTCATCGACCAAGCCACGGCATCTCAGAAACTGTACAAGGACGTCGTCAGCGACATCGGCATGATGATGCTAGGCAACGAAGCATTGTACACCGAGATGGACCCTGCCGCCTCCAGCAAGTTGCAGTTTGCCCAAGACATCATGTCCAAGAATCCGAAGGCACAGTAGGCCCTTCAAAGCGACAGAATCTTCCAAATCTTGTTCGAGAACTACACCAAGCAGTTGCAGTTCTCGGTTGACCAAGAAAAGAACAAGCAAATCGGAAGAATCGGCGTATCCCCTGCTTCCGAGGAAATTCAGAAAGAATTCGGAGAGGCTCAGGCTGAACAACAGGCGGCTCCGCCTCCCCAGCAGACCCAAAACACCACTATTAACGTCAATACCCCCGTCGTATGATTTCTGAAGAGCGTAAGAAAATCATCAAATCCTTCCAATTTAGGACGAATGAAGGGGAAGACCTCTACAAGAGCGTCTTGGTCGTGTGCGACTTAGCCCTTCAAATTGAGATGTCCAAGGTGATGTCGGCAAATACTGTCGGGGAGGCTAGAATCCACTCCGCAGGACGATTGGACGCCATCAATGACATGCTCCTTGAGATTCAAAGGCTCAGGGAAGAGGCTAGGGCCGACCAGTCTTAAGAGAAAAGCGACTCAAAGCGTATGCGTGGCTTCACTACGCTTGCCGACTGAGTGAAACGGGAGTCAACTTTCAACGCTTCTGGGAGCACTAAACCCTGACTATGGAAGAAAACACCACTCAGCATAACGCTGACCTCGAACTTGGGAACGAGGTTAATACCCCCATGCCTGATAACAACGTTGAGGTTACACCCGACTCCTCATCTAAAAACCAACTCGCTGATTTTTTCATGCGAGCCTTATCTGACGGGCAGATGAAGACGGAGAGCGGAGACTCCGAAAATAAAGAATCCGAAGCAGAGGCGGAAGATACTGAGGCTCAACAGGCCGAGGAACCCCAAGCCGAAGCGACCACCGAGGCGGAAACCGACGAGGTTCGTTCGGACGATGACGGCACTCCGAAAGGAGTCCAGAAGCGTCTTAACAAACTGACGGCCCTTCGGCGTGAAGCAGAGGAACGTGCAAAGAAACTCGAAGAAGAACTCGAGTCGCTCAAGCGTCAACAGGCCGCTCCAGTCAAACCCGCTACAAATAACCCTTATGCGGAGTTGGATTCGGAAGACAAAATCAAGGCCGAGTACGAGCGACAGAGGAAGATTCGACTATTCTGCGAACGTTACCCAGATGGTTACTACGATGGTGATAGCGAGGAAAAGAACGTTTCGAAGGACGAGATTGCCAAGGCGAAAGTCACGGCACTCAGAGCCATCGAAGAGTTTCTTCCCCAGCAAGCCCAATACGTTCAGTCCTCCAGAGAATACAAGGTTCTCGCTCGCAAAGAGTTCCCTTGGCTCGATGACCCTACGGATACCCGTGCGTCTACCGCCAAGAAGTTCATTGATGCCGTGCCAGAAATCAAGAAGTTCCCTGATTACGAACTGTATGCGGCTCAGTTGGCTATGGGCATGGTTTCGTACAATGCCCAGAAGAAAAACGCACGTAACTTTGTCCAGAATCCCACTGTCCAAGTCCAGCCCACTCAGACTTCCTCGGCACCCCGTCCCGCCATGCGTGTGGACGAAGTGAAGGCGAAGGAGAGCGTGGACCGCTTCCGCCGCACAGGTTCAGTCGATGACTTAGCCGAAGTGTTTAAGAGTAAGTTCATCTAAACCTAAAAAACTATCATGGCTTCCCTATTCGAAAGACAGTTC